CTATTATTAAATTTAGTAGAATGAATATTTCCATTAACATTCCTAATATTTTTAACAACTAAACTTTGAATCATTATCAAAAAGAAGTCATTGTTAAACAAATCATCAGGATATTGATTTTGGTCTTTATCTGTTGCTATATTTGCGTAAATCAAATATAACCAAGCCTCAAAAGTTAGGATAACTTCAGACTCTGTTTCATTAAAATTTTTATTCTCACCACGAAAATATTCCATTATGGAATCTGGAACTTGTTCCTTATCAAAATCCTCCAACAATTGTTCAGAATCATAAACCCCATCACTCTGATTTTCAATCAAGTAGTTGAAAATTATATTCCAAAAGTTTCTAAAATCAGCTAATAAAGACGTCTGTAATATTACCATACTTATTCAGTTCCTTATTCAATTTCTTTTTGAAATCATTCAATAATTTTTTTAAATAGTCAACAATGAAATTTTGAACATCATTATCATCAGCAGTTGCACCATTAATAACATGCTCTATAAATTTTTCATACATTTCTATTGTTACTATTGGTGACGGCCGATCATTAGTAGCTAACTTTCGTGCTTCAATCCACAAAAGTGTGCCTTTAGACATCAATGTAAGGTCATCGCCGCTATATGCACCAAGTTTTTTAAAAACGTAATCAATACACTTCTTATGTTCCTCGTTCAATGCTTTGTCATTGTATGAATATGCAGCATTTAAAGAAACGTCAGCATTAGATATATCAGAATCTTCTATATCCTTATTACAATTATATGAATTTAATATCAAATCGTATATGCCAGTTGAAAGACGTTCTATAGATAAGCCAGACGGACTTGCAGTAACTACGTCTTCATCAAGCATACGCTGATGATTCTTTGCATAATAAATTAAGTCAGAATATATAGTTATTTTCTGTAATTTTCTTTTATCGCATTGAAAAATCGTCCTCTTATAACTAAGTATTAAATAATTTGCAATATCTTCCGGTCTAACCATAAATTAATCACCTTTTCGTAACAGTACCTTTCTAATACTACTAATACTTATGCTGACACTCATCAAAACGTGCCAAATTGTATATATAAACACATCCATTATACACAATTTTATTCACATTGTCAATTACAAAATGATTACGAAATTAAACTATACAAAAAAATCAGCCGACAAGGAATAACCCCTGTCGGCTGTCTTACTACCTACTTGATTTTTATCTTCTGCCCCACATAAATGAGATTAGCGTTCTTGATACCATTGTCCTTGACAAGCTTCGCAACAGTAGTCTTGTAGCGCCGTGCGATGCCCGAGAGCGTGTCTCCACGTTTCACCGTATAAGTCACTGTCTTCTTGGTGGAGCTTGTAGTCGGCTTGCTAGTCGGTCTGATAGCCCGCTTCTTGAAGCCGTTCAGCCCTGCTGCTTTTATCTTTGCAGGATAGTCCACATAGCAGATATCCATATCAACATTGCCGCTGATACCGCTGACCTTGCCACTGCTTGTGTACTGCCACATACCATATGTTCTGCCGTAGTTGCAGCGTGAGCCGTACTCAGCGACCCAAAGAGCATATCTCTTAGCGACGTAGGCAGATATGTACTGCTGTAAAGGCGAACGGCTGATATACAGTCCTGCCCAGTAGCCTGCGTGTTCAAGTGCATTGCAGAAAGTCTTGACAAGGCTGTTGCAAAATGCTCTGCCCTTTGCGAACTGTGAACGTTCCTCGAGGTCAAAGTATATCGGATACTCAAACGTCTTGCCCTTGATAGCGTTGATACAGGTCTGAGCCTCTGCCTTTGCTTCCGCAACAGTTGTCGCATAACTGTACCAGTAAGCACCAACTTTTAGCCCTGCCGCCTTAGCTGCCTTGTAGTGGCTCTCGAAGTAGGGGTCTTTCTGATTAGCGTACTTGCCGAAGCCTGCACGAATGATAACGAAATCGACCCCCGAAGCCTTGACCTTCTTGAAGTCAATGTTCTGCTGATACTGTGAAACGTCAATACCCTTAAATGTCTTTGCCATAAAAATTACTTCCTTTCCAAATCGTCAATTCTATGATTAGCCACCTTGATTTTCTCGTCGATCAAAGCATAGTCCTGTTCCAGCTTGTAAGTCCGAGCAATAACGGAATTGTGCTTGTCCACACGCTCAGACAGCTTGTCTATCTTGTACTCAATGAGCTTTTGGCTATCATACTGCGCCTGCTGCATAGTCTTACGGCTGTTAGATGCTATGACAAGCTGACACACTACCGCCGAAGCAGCTGTTATCAGTGCAACGATAATTGCTTCCGTCACTCGTCATCACCTGACTTTCTCTTGGCTGACTGCGTGCCAAAGTAGAACGATATCACCACAGTAAACACCGTAATGAACTGTTCTGCAGTTATCGTGCGGCGAAGTGCCAACACGCAGAACACCGCTGTAAGCAGTATCGTTACTATCGACTTTACGTCAATGAGCTTCGCTAACTTCTGTTTCATGGTATGCCTCCTTTGTTATCATCTCATATTCCTCAGCCGTGATCCACTTGCCGACGGCGGTGTGCACCATAGCAACCGACCACAAACGGCTGTCATAGTATCTCTTGACCTTTGTATAGTTTTTACTCATCGCCGCTCACCTCATTCAACTCAACACCGTTCAACATAGCCAGAAAATCAACGTTTGCCTTTATCCTGTCTATCTCGGTGACTTTGGGCTTGCGAAAATTGTCTTCCGTCAGTCCTAGCTTGTCAGCCATTTTCTTTTGTAAATCCGTCATACGCTACCTCCCACTTCACTCAGTTTCACGATATACTCTTCTTCGCTTGGCACTGGTATTCTGTAATCGTCATTACCGCCCTTAAACGTTATGCTACCGCCTGATTCAACTTCGATGTTTCGCAGAAAATCATCATCAATCAGGTTTGAAATGTCGGTTACGATTGGTGTTGCTAGTTCGTAGTACAGCATTATGCCTGACATTGTCTGTTTGAATGTGGTGGCATCGGTGTAGGACGTATCGTTGACATAGATATACCCGCCAACGTTTGAAGTAGCTGATATGCCTGTTACGCTGAGTTTGCCCCACAGTTCGTTTTGCGTTTTTGTCAGATATTTTGAACAGAATATGTTTGGTGCAATGTCATAGCTTTTTGACGGTTTTTGCCCGGCTAACTGATGTGTTTTAAATGACACAGATTCACCTTTTGTCCACGTCAGCGTCCCCAAATCAACGCTGTCTACGCACTGAACGTATCGTTTATTCTCATAATCAACGTAGTTCTTAGCCGTTCCTGCACTCCAGCCGTAGCCAGGCAGATTACGGATAGCTTCGGGGATAGGATATCCAGTCTGATGGAATGGGGAATAATCTCCCGAGCTACCTGCTATCAACGCTATATCATTTTTGTAAACATTGCCATACATCGGTGGCAGTGTGAAACGTACATAGAATGCGTTTAATGGGGTTATAAATGCTCTGTTGGGGTAGACAATTTGCCCGTTGTTGTCGTTATAGCCAATGTATTTTTTGTTATGGTCATAAAATCTGGTTTTCACATTTTCAATTTTGTCACTACCTGCGTACACGAAGATATAGGTTGAATTTGGGATAATTGGCGTATAGCTTTTGGAATATATAGCCTCTTTTGAACCTTCGTCATTGCCACTAGATGTGTTAATCGAACCAATTCCCCATACTTCGTCCCACGAATTCTTTCCTTGCTCCACAATCTCCTCTGTGCCAGCACTGACAATCTCCCCGTCAATGACCTCAGAATGACCGCCTATTGACTTCACGCTCATCAGCTTTGCCCCCGTAGGCACTGCCTTTTGATATGCCGTATTTGTATCTGTTTCAAACTGGTGCGTGATACCCTGCCCCATATCGTACAACGCATTTACCCTGCGTTGTAACTCTTTGTCGGTCAACTTTATACGTCCTATTTCAGCCGTATTTTCAGCAATCTTTGCAACTGCCGTCACATAATCGTCTGGTAGACTGTCAGCCACCGCCTGTGCTGTCTGTGCAGCAGTCTCAGCAGCTGTTCTGTCCTCTGCGACCTTAGCGGCATGGTCTGCCACTGTAGCCTTGTCGGCTGTCACCTGTTCTGCCAACGTCTGAACAGCCTGCTTGTCTGTCGCAGTGCTGTCAGCGCAGGTCTTTGCGGTTTTAGCGTAGCCTGCCGTTATGGTCTTGTCGGCTGTGGTCTGCTGTGCCGATGCAGACGCTTGGGCTGCTGATACCTTGGCACTATTCTGAGATTTGACTGCTTCAGCACGTGCGGTCTCTGCACCCTGCCTTGCAGTGTCTGCCTGCGTTGCGGACGTTTCAGCAGATGCCTGTGCGGTCTCAGCACGTTTCGCTGCCTGTCCTGCCGTGTCGGCTGATACTCCTGCGGTGGCAGCTGATTTCTCAGCGTTTTCAGCCGCTGTTTTCGCTGTTTCTGCGGCGGTGACAGCGGTCTGCATATCTGCGTGCGCCTGCCTGCCTATGGCATCTATGCGGTCTAACGCATCCATAGCCACGTCAGGTGACGGCACGGCAACATCGCCTATAGCCGCACCTATTCTCAGGCGGAAAATGCGTGATTTTTTTACTAAAATATACTCATCGCCTGACAGTTTTTTCGCACATATCTGACAGCTGACTGTCTGCGCTGAACGCAAGATATCTGCGGTTGGCGTCCATGTGCCGCCTGTGATATCGACCTCATAGACAGTGCCGTCGCCATAGTCGATAGTCAGCACATAGCGGTCTGCACCATCTATCTCCATGCCCTCGACCGATACAGGACGGGCATTAGTTTCACCGACATAGCCCAGCAGTGCTGTGCTTAGGGTTACGTCATAATCTGCATTTAATGTTATTGTCATTTAATCCCCCCCTATTCTATCGCAATGTAATCCACATAGTACGTTCCTGTCGGGACATTTACTGTTGACCCGTTATTAGCTCCCATGCAGACGTTCAGATAGTACGACTTTCCCGAACCACTAACGTGGGTGCAGAACGTCTTGTATGGTGTTGGTATGTCTGTCTGCCGTAGTGTTGCTATTACCTGCTTAGGCGCAAAATTCAGTCCAAGCGGTATCCGCATCAGCGCATTTGCTCCCGTCATCTTGTGTTCCACAGTGCCATAGTGTATCTTGCCGGCTCGGCTCAGTATCTCATCGATTTCCTCGCCTGCGTGTTGCATAGGATAGTCATTTTCAGTGATATCCTGCGCCAATGTCAAATTTTCATCAGCCATTATCTCGCCCCCTTAAAGCTGTTCTTCAACGCTCAGACCTACCGCTGAAATATCTGCACTCAGTCCGCCGTCAAAGGTAAATCCTAAATTTGTTATCGGTATGTCATAGCTGTCTGCGCCGTTGGTGTAGGTCACCACGTCACCTATGTCGAAACGTGGGTCACCAAGTCTGTGGTACAGCTCAGTGGTGTACCACGAAAAGCCGCCTATCCTGCGCCACAGAGATTGTAGCAAAGACTCTGTCATGTACGGATTTTCAAACTCCAAGACTCGACCTTGCGTTGTATCTGTCACACCAAGTGACAACGTTACATCATCACTGACCTTGCAGATTATGCCCACTATCACATTCTGCCTTTCAGACAGCGTAGGCAGGTCTATTGTGTTGTTATCCAATATTTTCACGCTCTTGCCATACCACTTTCGTACGTATTTTCCGTACCTGTCAACATAGCCGAACTGACCCTGTGCAGAGGCCAGATAAGACAGCATTTGCCGCATGGTCACGTCTTTCGGTACTGAGCTGACCTTGAAGTAAAAGTATTTTGAGTACAGCACCTTGCCGTTCTTATCTATCAACCTTCTGCCGTTCTTGTCACGCAGTAGCCGCACCTCTGTATAGTCATTGCCGTTTTGCAGACCAAGCTGTCTGCATATGTCGTCCTCGACTGCTTTATTCCAGTTTGGCATAGGGATATGTGGTACATATGGCTTATCCGAAAAGTACAGCCTGTCCGCCATTGTCAGCTGAACGCTGCCGCCCGACTTTTTCGACTTCACACAGGTGAAACGTCCCATTGGTATCTTCTCGCCTGCAAGTATGCCGTTAGTTTCGTAGTCCACGAGGTACAGATATGTGTCATAGTTCTTTCCAAGAAACGCTGTATCAGTGTCACTTATTGTCATGTTCCACGATTGCGAACACACGGCGCCCAGCTCGATGTCATCGGAAAGGCTTGTTGCCTGCATTGAGCTGTCAGCTGACATAATGCTGTCACCTGATATAACGCCCTCTGCATTCTCTATCCACAGTCGCCAAGTACGGCAATAGCTCTCGATACGCTGAGCCACAAGCTCACTTGTTTGGTACAATTCGACTGCCCCCTTACTGCATTATCAAGTCCACCGCAACGCCTTTGCAGAACTGCTTGTTCTCGTCCCAGCCGAAAACTTCATAAGTTGGGTCGCTTGCGTAAACGTCAAAAGTGCTTTCCTGAAATGTCTCATCAAGGAGCGTGATACTGAAAAACGGACTGTCAACGTTGGAGATATACTCATTGAGCTTTGCCGTCTCCTCGCCTGTGAGATGATACCATTTCAGCGTGACAGTTTTCTTTATGGCTCTTATATCGCCCACCATTTTGCAGTTAGCCGTTCGCCCTGCATTGTTCGACCATATCTTGTTGTTTGTAAAGCTCACTTCCGCAGGTGTGGCGACCCTTTCGCTACCGAATATAAGTCCTCTGCTTTTCATTTTCTACACCTCCTATGCCCTTATTGGCGACCTGCCGTTGCGCTTGATATAGTCGTTGATATCATCAATAACTATCTGTGTGATAGTCCTGCCATTGAGCATAAGCGGTATGGTAACGCTTATCTTCTGGTTTCCGCCTGCTCCGCCATAAGACACAAGAGCCTGCAAAACAGCCTGTGTGATAGTATCAAGTGGTGCCTCGATATTTGTGCCACGTTTCTGATCGCCCAGAACTGCAAGGAACTCAGAGTTCGGCGGTATTACTGCACCTTGGGCAAGTTTGGGTATTTCGGGGATATCAATTTGGCTTAGGTCAAAGCCAAATGTCTGACCGCCAAGATCACCGGGAAGCCAATCAGGCGTCGTGAAGCTCAGCTCGTTTATGCCGTCGATTATCCAATTTATTGCGTCCTCTACTGCTCCTGTCAGACCATTTATAAGCCCGATTATCAAATTAATAGGTGTTTTTGCTATGTCAACAAGTGCGTCCCATACGCCTTTGAAGATCTTCTTTACACCCTGCCAAGCTTTTTTCCAATCACCGGTGAACACTCCCGCTATGAACAACACAACGCCTTTAAGTGCTGAAATGATGTTCTTCACGGCGTCAATTATATTGCTTATGACATTGCCCACTGTCTTTATTATCTTGCCAAGCACACTGCTGACTATCGGTCCGAGTATGCTCACAAGCCAGTTCACAACAGGTGCTATGGCTTTGTTGTAAATGCTCAGAACGCTTGTGATAAGTGTTCCCACAAAGTCGAGAAACTCATCAAGCAGAGGTTTCAAGTGCTCCGTCCAAACGCTGTCAGCCACGTCCATGAGCTTGTCAAACACAGGTTTCAAGACTGTTTCCCACAGGTTGAGAAATACGTTCTTTGTGGCGGTTATACCCTCGTTTATGCCGTCAAATATAGGCTGTCCCCACTCGTTCCAAAAGTCTGAAATGCTCTGCCAAGTATCGCACCACAGTGTTTTCAAGGCGTTTAACACAGGCTGTGCAACGCCGTTCCACAAGGTATCGAAGATCTCTTTTATGTTGTCAAACAATACGCCGAGAGTGTTCCATACCTGCGTGCCAAAATCCGCCATTAGGGGTAATCCTATAGTGAGAAAGTTTTGCAGTATAGGGAACACTGCCACATTCCAGATATCAGAAAACACCTTGTTGAAGCTGTCAAAAAGTCCTATGCCTATCTTGCCAAGCGTGCTGAAAGCGGTCTGCATAAGCGGTGTAAAATCGTTTATAAAATAAGCTTTGAGCGGTTCGGAAAGCGACTTTATATCGCTGAAAACTCCGCCGAGTATCTGAGCAAGTTCAATGCTCTCTCTTTCAAGTCCGCTCCATATATCAGCGAAAATAGGCTTAAAATTCTTATCAAGATAGTCTGCAAGCTTTTCAAACTGAGTTCTTACTGATTTGAAAAAGTCAGACAGCTTTTTATCTGCCTTTCCCGTATCCACCTCAACGCTAGTCCCGGAAGGTTGCATTATCTCCCCGGCTCCGCTGACCCCAGTGCTGTCTGACTTGCTCTCATCATTCAGCTTGTTCATCTGGTCAAAGCTTGCAAGAGAGCCTTCCTGTGCCTCCTGAGCCTGCTGTGCATTGTCGGCTATATCGCTGTAATTATCCGCCGCCTGAGAGGTGCTTTTCACTATGCTTTGAGCCTCGTCTGCACTGTTGCTTAGTTCAAAGCCGAACGCCTCTGAAAGTGCCCTCGCTGCCCCCTGTGCCAAAGCTATGAGCTGTGAAAGCAGACTGTTTATCGCCTTGACAGCAGGCAGAAGAACGTTCATCAGCACAGTGCCGATAGTCGCTCCGAACTCTTTCCATTGTTCAGAAAGTATTCTTGCCTGGTTTGCCCAGCTGTCAGACGTCTTTGCGAAGTCGCCCTGTGCAAGAGCTGTTTGTGACATAACGTAATTGTATCTCAGCTGGACTTTTTCAGCCTGCGACATATCGGCAGTTGATTTCGTGATACCCTTTGAAAGTGCATACGCCTGCAAGTTGGCGTCCGTCATAACAATACCGAACTGTTTGAGGGTCTCAGTTTCGCCTGTAAAAATTGATTTCAGAGCCGTGCTTGCCACGTCCTGACCAACGTTATAAAACGAAGCCATATCCGCCGACAGCCCTGTAAGAGCCATAGCCATATCGCTTGCACTGTCATTGGCAAGCCCCATTCCTGCCGCCATAGCCATGAAGTTTGAGCCTGTCTGCTTTGCGGTGAGCTTTGAAATGCCGTAGGTCTTTACAGCCGTGTCAGCGAAGTCCTCCATTTTCTGCTTTGATTCACCGAAAGCCGTGTCAACAACGTTCTGAACTTCCGCAAGGTCTGAGGCCGTTTCTATTGACTGCCTGCCGAAGTCCACAAGCTTCTTGACGGAGAATGCTGCCGTCACAGCCATTGCAAGGCTTTTAAGCTTTGGCTTGATATCCCTCACCATATCGGAAAGACTTTTCAAGCCCTTTTCAAAGCCCTCGCTGTTTATGTTGGTGTCAAAATTCAAACACCCGTCAGCCATTGTCATTCACCTCCCGTCAGTTGTTTCAGAAACTCTTTGTCCTCGTTTTCAGCCCTCTGCTCTTCTGCTGAGAGCTTTCGTTTAAGGTCTATCATATTGCGGTGGTTTCTGTAAAACTCCTGCTCGTATTTTTCAAGCTTTTTGTCCTTGTTAAGCTTTTGCCGTATGCCTATAACAGACGAAAAAAGCCCCTCGCCTATCTCGTTGAAATAGCCAAGAAAAGTCCACCAATGAAGATATTTTACCGTCCTCGTTTCAAAACCTGCCGCCTTGTTCACCGCAGGAAAAATAATGCTCTCGTCCTGCTCCCAATCAATAGTCTTTGCAGGCTGAACGCTTTCCTGCGGAACATCTCCGCCGCCTACAAACCAATAAGCCTTGTTGACAGCCTCCTGCAAATGCTCTCGTGGGATATCCTCAGCGTAAAGGCATTTAAGACACACATAGCACTTTTCACGCTCGTCAAGTTCGGGGTCTGCAAAGGCTGAATAGATCCGCAGTATGACCCGAAAATCTGAGCGTATGGCATACTCTTTGCCGCCTATTTCAAGGGCTGTAGGCAAACTGCCTATCATTTGAGCAGCTCCCTGAGCAGAGCCTTTTTGTCTTCGTCAGAAAGCTCCGCCACGTTGACCACAGGCTGAGCAATATGTTGATGAGCGATAACAGGTGCGGTGTACTTCTCCACCTTTTCTTCGAGCTTTATCTGAGCCGCCGTCTGCGTTGACTTTATCTCCTGCACCACCACCGCAAGGAGTGCCTCAAGGAAATTGAAAAGCACAGGCTTGCCGTTTGAAGCCATAGAGAACACGTTCACGCTTCCGAGCGCCGCCGTACACACATTGCTTCCAAATATGTCATTGACCATTTCTCTTGCACGCTGGTCATACTCTTTGAGAAGCTGAGTTCTGTCCTCGTTCTTCTCACGTTCTGACACTTCTTCTGCGATATTGTCAGCCTTGCTCATAGCGTCCTGTATCCTTGTGATGATACCAACGTCTGACACGTTTATCCTTATAACTCTGTTCTCGTCGCCGTTTATAGCGTACTCTTTGTAATTGCCGCTGTTAAAATCTATTGACTGCATTGACATTTTTATCATCCTTTCTGTATTACGGCAAACAAAAAGCACTCCGCTCTGAACGAAGTGCTTTCATATGTTTGTCATATAGTTTATTCTTCCGTAGCCTTTGCAAACGTTGGCACGCCTGCCGCAAAGGTGACAGAGCCTTTCACTCTGTTTCCTGCAAAGGTGCAGTTGAACGGGATATTTACGCCCCCCTGCGGTCCGCCATAAGACTGCGGCTTGACGATGATATCTTCCATCCATGCGTCATACGCACCTGTGGTCTTGTCAACTATGACCTCGAGAACACTTGTCTTGCAGGCATCACCGGTAAGACGATTCATCATGATATCCTTGAGCTTTTCGTAAAGTGCGTCACCGGGCTTTGCATAGAATGTGTCAAGGTCGAACTCAGGCTCATAGCCGTTGTCCTCAACTGTGGTTTCATCGAGGATATTCTTCTTTGTGGAAGTGTCAGGGTTGAGTGCCACACTTGCGTCCTCAACGTCCTTGCCGAGAAGATACCAGCTTGGTGATGAGGCGACCGCTGCGAATGTAGTGTCAAGATAATGCAGAAGATGACTTCTGTTGAGCTTTCCGCTCTTGTATGAATAATCAGGCATATGTTTTTCTCCTTTTATATCTGATACTGTGCCGCTATCTGTAATTGATACTGCACAGTATCGTTTGTGTTTTCGTTTGGTATTGCATATATCATTCCGTTTGCACAGGTGAGCTTTTCAAGAACGCCTGTCCTTTCCTCGTCCTCTGTTATGGTAATGAACGTGGTATCTCGGTGCTTGTCTGCATAGCTTTCAAGCCACATCTGCAATTCAAGCAGCACACCGCTGTTTGACATTCTGTCAAAGTCGTTCATAGACTGATACACAGCATAGAGAATGAAGTTGTGCTGTCTTGTCTGACCACCCAGAATATCAGAGCTTATAAGACTGTCGCCTGTTGAGGACAAACCGTAATTTGTGGGCGTATCGTCGGTAAAGTCGATATGGATATCGTTGCAGACCTCCGATATTTTCGGGAACTGCTGCAAAATATCTTTCACAAGCTCAATTATGTTCATTTCACTTTGCCTCCCATTATCGCCGCCGCTCCTCTGAGTACCTGCTTTTTCTTGTCGGCTTTCATTCGCTCAAACCAAAGCTTGCCGGCAAGTGGTTCTTTAAAAGTGCTGTAAACAAGGTCTTTGTCCGTCAGCACTTTCTTTTCTCCATGTCGGGCGTAAGACGAGCCTGTAACAGAGGATACCATAAGCTTGCCGTAATACTGATAGCGTGCGTAAGGTGCAAGATACTGTATCTTGCCGCTGCCTATTTTTGTGCCTCTCGTGGCAGACTTTCTCAGATTCGTGCTGAGGGTAGGTGTATACCTCACCATATGTCTTATGCACTCGGCGTCAATGAACTTTTGAGCCTTATCAAAACGTTCTGAATACTTGCCTGCAAAGGACTTATCCCAAGTGATAGCCCTGCTGTCCATAGGCTGACCTATCTTCATTTCACGCTCACCTCCATATGTGGCAGACCGCCGAACATATAATCATCAATGCTCATTACCGTAACAAAGTCATACTCCGCACGGAACATTTTCATGCTCTCAGATATGCTCTGCGGCGTTTGATTATCGAACTCAAACTCGCACTTTCCTTTCACAAGCATATCCTTTGCAGGGGTTTTCGGTACATTATCGTCATAGAAATACACCCTTGTGCTGTCTGAGGTCTGCATACCGCTTTTCACGATGCTTCCCGACTTATTCTCACACCAGTAAACTTTCTCTGCATACTTCCGCACAAATCCCCCTGTCTGCTTGTCGAAAAGATACACCGTGCAATCGCTGTTTGCAAGCATTTATTTCACCCCTCTGTAAAGCAGCCCTGTTCCGCTGAGCCATTTGTACACGATATCGTGAACGGCTCTGTCAGCGTTCTGCCTGCGGACGTCAGAGCTTTCATATGACTTTGACCAGCCCCCAACGCTTTCGGAAGATACCCCCTGAGTGCCGCCCTCCTGCTCTGCCTTGAAGATATTCTCCGCAAGCTCGCAGCAGCACATTTTCACTTCTTCGGGGATATCGTTCTCGTCAACGTTGTCAAGGGTATATTGCTTCATAAGGCTTGTGGCTTGCATTGCATAGAAGTCAAAAGTGGCAGATATGTCAGGCTCTCTGCCGCAAAGATAAACGCCTATATAATAGCTCTCGCTTGCATATGCTTTCATACTGCCGCACCTCTTTACTTCTTGAATCTTGCAAGCACTACCTTTGACTGGTCTGAGATAGCCACAGTGTAATGCTTGTCAGCAGATATATCTGTGCAGCGCTTTGTACTTCTTCTCTCTGTTTCAACGTTGGTGTCACGCTTGAGGTAGATAGTCAGAGCTGATGTTTCGTCCTCTGTTTCAGTATCTGCGTTGAGCTTGATGATAGGACAGGTGTAGAAAGTGCCAGCCTTGACAGCGGCGTTCTTTACAACATAGTCACCCACCTTTGGAGTGTAGCCATCTGCACAAGGCGTTACTGAGCCGAGCTTTATCTGTGATGCAGTCGGTGAAGCTGTGCTGTCCGCAACAACTTCCTTTGCACCCTCTGCATCGCTGTCAACTCTCACATACTGTTCCGGGATAACCTCGTTAAGTGAAACTTTCTTTGACGGAACGATACGGCAGTTCGCTATCTTTCCTATCTCGCCTGTCATGACCACATTGCCGTCATACTTATCTGCTGAAATGAAGTTCGGGTCCTTTCTAAGCTGTGAGTTCTGATGAGGGTTAATAAACATAGCCTTTTCGGTGTTCAGCTCCTCATTGAACTTGTCAACAGCGTCAACAATGCCGCTGTAAGAGATAGCAGAAGCCGAGCCGTCATAGATGAGCTGGGCTTTCATAAGTGCGTCCATGCTGTCTGCGTCCACCTTAGAAGCGATAGACATTGCAAGCTGTGAAGTCGCCTGACCTACAGGGTTGCCATAGCCGCTGAGAACAGCCTCGTCGGTTATCTCCACCGCTTTCATGGCTTTCTTTACCTTAGTCTGAGTGGAGTCTGTTTCAAGCTTGACAGTTTCGGCTTCAACGCCCTCTGCAACATCAACTGCGTCGCCGATATACTTATACTGCGGCACTGTGATAGTGTCGCCAGGCACGCCAACGAGCGTTCTGTCTATCTTCGCAAAGGGAGATACAGTTATCTTAGACTCTATCTTTGCGTCGATCATGTCACTCATTACCTCAGGATCGATAAGATCGGTGATCTTTGTCGGCTCTGCGAAATACTGCATAGAAATTCTAATGCCATTTGTCATTTTCATAATATCCTATCCTTTCAACTGTTCGTATTTTTCGGGGTCTGTTCGTTTAAGTTCCAACCTCTGCATATACCCCATTTTTGCAAAGGTTTCCTTGCTCACTTCACCTGCGGCAGGCGTTCCTGTGGGAGCAACCGGGTTCTTGATAGGCTCGGAGCTTTCAAAAAGATAATCGTTATCTTTCTTCACGTTCTCGATAGCCGTCTTGATATCCTCAGCCTGATTTTTGGAAGCTTTGAGAGTTTCCACATCAAGCAAAGCTTTAAGAGCCTTGACGTTTCTTGCCTTGCTTGCCGAGATAGCGTTATCAAGGGTAGCGTCAAACTCCATATCAGATATCTTCGCCTGATACTCGGTATCCTTCTTAGCAAGGTCAGCGGTGAGCTGTGCGACTTTGCCGTTAAGCTCCTTGACGTCCACACCCTCAAATTCTTTGAGAGAGTTCTGTGCGGTATCAAGGCTGTCCTTATAGTTATCACGCTCCACCTCAAGGCGGCTTTTCACCTTTTCAAACTCAGCCACAGTCTTATAATTTTCTGCCACCTGTTTTGTGATGTCCTGTTTCTTGTCCTCAGGGATAACGATACCCAGAGAGGCAAGGATCTCAAAAATGTTCTTCATATGTTTGTCCTTTCTACATAGCTTATATACCGCTCTGTCTGCGGTGTGAAAGTCTGACAGTTTAACGTCATATCAAGGACGAAATGGTATGAAAAAAGCACCCGTTAAGGTGCTTAATTCCGATATTTGGGTATAAAAATACCGCCCGACCTTAGTCAAGCGGTAAAATTATCATTTGAAATACTCTGTAAGTTCAACTTCTGAATCAATGTACACAGCGTCAATATAATAACTGTTGTGTACGATTATCTTCTTTCCGTTTAATTCATATATCTGCGTTTGTGAGCCGTCAACATCTGTCAGCATATCGAAACGTTCAATGCCTGGGATATGCTTTTCCAATGCCGCACATTGCTTTTCAAAAATTTCTTTGTCCGCAGCCGTGCAAATATTGTATTCATATTTTTTCATTGCTGATCATCCAATCCATACCTTTTATCTACTGATCTTCGTGTTTATACCACTTTCGCACGTCTATATCAGACATCTTACCTTTCATATCAATTATATCACTATAATCTTTTTGCGTCAAGTCTAACTTGGTTTTTCCCACCCCCATATTCCCCAATCCGTCTGTGTTCACACGCTCTCTCTGCTGAGGCAGACCCATTGCTTTTGAAAACCTTGTATACTCTTGGGAAGTGCCACGATATTTACAGCGTGCGTTGATGATATCCTCCTCGTCTGCGCCTGCCTCTTCAAGAAGATGTATCTTCTGCCGCTGGGCTCTCATTGCAGTTTCAAGCTTTCTTTGCCGCTGTAAAGCTTCATACTTTGTGTACTCTTTATCACCGTACTTAACAGGCTTGTTCTCCTCTGCATTCATCTGCGCAAGCTCCTCATCTGTATAGGAACGCTCAGATATGCCGGGGATAAAGGGGTAATAATCGTGATAGCAATTCGCTCCGCACAGACCTGTCACAGTACCAAGACCGCAGATAGTTTCAAGCTCTTTTTTGCTGTAGACTTTGCCCTGCCATTCTTGATGAGAGGGTCTTGCTCCGCTGTGCCAAGTGACTTCAAAATAGTCTGTGCCAAGCTCTTTGGCGTTGTCCTCGTTCATTTTTGCGGTTAGCTGTGAAAGCCCTGTCATCACCGAACGCCTTGCGGCTACGTCTGCTCTGTTGCTCCAGCCTGTGGCATAGTCCACAGTGCGAAGACCTGAGTTCGTCATATCCGAAATGACTTTCTTTATGACCGTATTGTAATCGAACGCTCCGCTCGCTATGCCCATTATGGCGTTGTCAAGGCTCTGCTGATAAAAGTCAGCCACCTGCGTGAATTTAAGTTTGCCGTCAGGCTGTTTTACTGCAAATCCAAGTGACTGAGATATGTTTTTAAGCTCCCCCGAAGTCTGCTCCGATACAGCCGACAGCAGCCTTTGCAGGCCCTCATTTTCTTCAAGGGGTATCCGTGCCTTGCCTTTGGTCTTATATATGCTATCGTCCCATTCATAGCCTTTTTGCAGGATATCATTGTACAGCTCTTTTATCTCGGCTTTGGAGAGGTCAAGGTTATCGGCTATGGCTTTCTTTATCTCACGCTTGCTTATTCCAAGCTCGTGAAGCCTGTATATCTGCCAATCTGCCGAACGTGTTATCTCGCCGTTTATCTTTATCCTACGGACAATATCCTCCATTATCCGCATTTCAAGGTCACGCAGGGGCTTGTCAAGAACCATTGAAACTCGCTCTATCTCGCTTGCTTTGAGCATTATTCTATTACCTCTGCGGTGCTGTCGGAGGTCATTTTCTTAGCCGTTTCCTCGTCCTCACCATACCATTTCATTCGGTATTCCCACAGTGGCATAATGCCCATAGAAACGTCCTGACGGTCGCTTGCACGCTTTGTTTCATCATCAGCAAGGATACTATCCTCAAAGTTCACAGACAGCTCATAACCGCTTTGAGTAAGCCCATTATAGAACGCCAGCGAATAGCACAGGTCTTCAAGGCAGACACGAAGGTTATTCTGTATCGCCGTGACAGTATCAAACTTTCTCTGCTTTGAGGACTTTATCTCCGTTGCCGTCTTGTCAACTGTCTGAGGGTTTGAGATATCCCCATAGGACAGCCCCACAGCAAACTCTATCTCACGCTTGTATTCTTCAAGTCCTGCGATAAAATCAGCCTGTCTTAACTGCGGTGAGAACTCGTGATAAAAGTCACCGCTCGTGCCAGCCGACACGTTTACCCCTCTGAAAAGCCGTTCATTGAGCTTTGGCATTTCTGCACGTTTCTTACCTGTGAACGGATCTGTCACAGGTCTTAACACAGCCTCGTCAACGTCTATGGCACGCTCCCCTGATTCAAACTCCCAATCGAGCCTGCCGAATTGGATATCAGCTTTTCTTATGACTTCTTCCGCCCCTGCGAACACTGATACGCCTGAATGTGAACCGTCAACTGTATTGTCGATAGGGTTGACATAATAGCCGAAAGAGGGTCGCAGCATAAGCGGATAGGCTATCTGAGGAATAAGCTCCGCCCACTCTGCAACAGCCGCGAGAGGTATCTCAGCACCAAGAGATACGCCGTCATTGGAGCGGAAAGCCCTGTTTGTGATAGTCAGCCCTTTTTTATAGTCCAGAGCGTGATATTCAAGCCTTATGCGGTAATCATTATCGCCCATGCGTTTTATCTCAGGGAAAATGACCTTTATAAGCCTGCCGTTCACGTCATACTCCACAGGAATGAACTGCGACTGCGGAACATACTGCACCTTATCAGCCCCCAGCGGCTTTATTATCATTGCTCCTGTTGCAAGACCTCTTTGCAGATTTTTGTTGAGGTTTTCAAGAGCGTTTTTCATTATGGCATCAAGCTTATCGTTGGAAACTTTCAGGGTCATTTCATTGATAGCCGTGTTTGCAAACTCCCTCACAACAGCCTGTTCAAGCCGCAGAGAGTGAACCCCCTTGGGTGCTGCATTACCTGCATACATTCTGTCCCACTTGTCGATAGATCTTATTATACTGTCCGTCACGGCGATATCAATACCGTAAACGCCCTTTATATCTGACTTTGAAAGCATTCTGCTTATCCACTCCCTTATTTTTGAAATAATGCTCATAGCTTACTGACCCCGCCTTTTCCATACTCTTTCCATTGCATACCGAACGGCGTCGATAACGTGGTCATTGCCGTCGGGATAGCCGCTTATAACGTTGCCCTCTTTATCTCTGTCATACTCGCAGTTGATGAACTCCTCGCAAGCCACAGGACAACGCTTGTTATCTATTACGATACTTCGCAGAGATTGCAGCCACTTATATGAATACTCCCTGCTGTTAGGACCTTTCTCTGCGCCTCTTGCAAGCAAGCCGTATGCTCTGTAATCCTCAACAGACTTATTCTCTGCACTGTCGCAGGTGATAAGATCGTTTGCCGTGATACCAAGCTCCAGCAAGTGCTTTGCGGTATCAATATTCTTTGTTTTGTTGCAGGTGTACTCCTGCCATATGAACAGCGTGTGCTGAGCAGGGGCATAATGTACTCTGACAAAAGCGTAAAGGTCGGGATACCAGCCCCAGTCAACGCCGTTATAGATGTTATCAAACTGTGCTATCTCGCTGTCGGTTATCTCTCTTATGAGGACGTTGTCGAAAACATTGCCACCCGTACCGTTTGCAACGCCCATATACTCGTTCTCATAGGCAGTGGGATTGGTTTCTTTGAGAAATTCGGCGTCATCAAGAAAAGGCTTGCCAAGCCACTTTTTCGGCACAGTAAGATAAGTGCTTTCGGTAACGAGTCTGTCCGTTCTCGGCACTTTGATGTACTTATTCGCCCAGTTCTGAGCCGACTTCGGAGGGTTGAAAGACTTGAACTTATATGCTCTCTCGCCGCCTCTTATAACAGACTGTTCTATCGTTCGCACAGCTTCTTCACCGCCGAACTGGTCAAGCTCCTCAAACCACACGATGCCGATATAGCCAAAAGGCGGCTTGATAGACTTTATCTTGTGCGGGTCATCAGCACCACGAAAGTATATTTTCTGCCCTGTTGAAATGCGTGTGATCTCAAGGGGCGACTTTGTGCAGGCAAACTCATCATCAAGACCAAGTGCAGATATTGCCCAGAGTATCTGAGAATAAACGCTGTCTTTAAGAGTATTCGCCACAGCACGCAGTACGCAGACGTGCATATTCTCGTTCTTCATCAGCAGGTCGATAACGTTCAGACCGCAGAATGAAGATTTAGTCGAGCCACGTCCACCGGGGAAAACATACTCGGAATGTTCCTGCTCTGCAATATCGAACAGGACAGGCGAGAACGCAGGAGCGACAAGGCTCGCAGGGATACCGCTGTACGCCTTATCAGGCATAGAAATAGGCTCAAGCTTTTGTTTTTCAAGCCTGAGCCTTGCGTTATCATATTTTATCTTATGTTTGAGCATATCGTCATCACGGATAATGTCACGCAGCTCTTTCACCGCCGCAACGTCCCCTTGCTTAGCCCTTGCCATAAGAGCCGCATTCACAAGCAGCATATTATTTATGAAGTCAGGGTCAAGGCTGTTAAGGTCAATGCCCTGCTCCACTAGGAACTCATAGTCCGCTCTGGTATTGGCAGGCTGTTCAAGCAGGAAGTCCATTACCTGTTTCATAGTCTTTTTACGCCTGCGGACTTCGCCTGATTTTTTACCGCCTTTGGAGCCGTTTTTTCGAGCTTCACTCGAGCTTGGAACTATTAAATTCTGTTCATTCGGCATTCACCTCACCTCGGTTTTTTTATTCTTTTGGGTATAAAAAAAGCCCCGGCAAGCGGAGCTTTGTTATCACATTTATTTTAAATATTTTAGCATTTGAATCAGATATTGTCCGTCAATGTCTGTTTCATCTGTATCCAACTTTCTTTTATCAAACTCTACAAAACCATTGCGACCATAAAATTCCTTAAGCCTCTCCACGTCCTCACATTCTATGTAAACAACTTTTCCGCCCAAACTCTGCTGAACAAGTTTTATTTCATCAATAGCAATCTTAAGTAATTCATCTCCGCTTATAAGAGCATTATAGCCGTGATTAAAATTTTTTCCAAGTTGTCCAATTAGCGGTGCTGGTAAAAAATATTTTTTTATTGCAGGATCATAAGTAGCAAATTGGCTCAAACGTTTTTTTAGACCTCGAGAAATAGCTTGGTTCTCAACGATCAAACATTTGTTTGTTAATGTATAATAACCAACCAATACACTCTTTCCTTTATAAGAAGTATAAATTAACTGAGTTGCAGACCAACCATGGTTTTCAAATTCTATAGCTTTACTATGTAAAAAATGTTCTACATCTCTATTCATCGGACACAGAAAGTCGGAAAGAATAATTCCAACCTCATTCTCTCCGACTTCTTTTATCAACGATTTAAGTGAAACTTTTAAAAATCCTATCATGAAACCTTGCCCCTACTTAATCTTTGTTGCTCCCAAAAATCATTTTTATATCTTCACTACTAGCTATTCGCACAGCTTTACTTAGTTGAACATCCTGACAACCTTTATTTTTTGCATTTTCAAGGGCATTAATTAAGGAACGACTTGTTTTAGGTTTCTTAACAGTTATATTTTTTAGAATACTTTTTGTTGCCATAACTAACCCTCCTTATACACATTATCATTTGTAATTCAAGATAACGGAACGCTACCTCTGCTTATATTATAGCATAAAACGTCTTATAATATAACGTAATTAATGCACAAAGATTGCAACAGCCACAGCTGTAATTATA